GTTAATAATCTGGGCAAGGTTATGCAATTAACCAAAAAAGAAAACAGCGACGTTCTTAATGGTTTGATGGCAACGATTGGACAAAGCGGCTTTGAGCAGTCCAGCCCGCTTTCCCGTGCTACTCTTATTAATGCCGTAACAGCTGTTTCACATCGCGCCGACGTAGACGAGGTGGACACATGGCAACGCCGAGGCGGTAAGCTACTGGACATGAGCCGCAACGATTGGAACCGCATTGCGGCTTAAACTTTCTTAAAATTGAAACTAACGGGCTCGCCATTTGGCGGGCCTTTTTTTATTCATTTGACTAATTGCTCTATTGTATGCGACAAAACCCGTACGGGCGGTTTCCGTCCGATAAACTACATTTGGAGAATGTAACAATGCACGACCTAAACAAAAACCTACTCGCCACAGTCGCAACTCAAAACGGTGACTATTCCGACGTTATACAAGAGTTGAAAACAGCCAAGGCAAACCTTGCCGAGGCGCAAGATCTTATTGCTCGCGCCAACCGCTTTCAAAACTTAATGGTGGAAATACTAGCCGAGCCAATAACCCAGATGGTGCAAGCCGAAACGGCCGTTGTTCTGGAAGCAAACTTTAATGATCTATTAGAGGAACATTTTGATATCCACGATTACAACGACGAGATTAACTCCATGGCTTTAGAGGATTTCGACATTAACGATTACACGAACGATCTGGACACGAGCCCAGACGAAGCCGAAACAAAAGATTTGATCCGCGATATACTGCGCGGCGCAACTTTCAAAATGGAGGTTTAATCATGGCTGAACAAACCATAGCCGAAAAGATCCAGTTTCAATTGCAGTTCATGGGTATGATGGGAATGTGTGGCCGCGCTGAAATGGCCGACAAAGCCTACATTAAAGCGCAAGAGCTGACAGCCGAACTAATCGAACTGGAAAAGCTTAATGCTAACTTAGAAAGGGTTGGATCATGACTGATATGTTCACACCACAATTTATTGATGACTTCGATTTACCGAAGGGATCTTTTCACCGTCGTTTAAATTACAACGGAAACGTCTGTGATATTTACTTTTTTAAACAACCGCACGGTGACGATTATATGTGTCGATACGGGGACAATGGCCCAGACTACACCAGCGGCCGCGTTCAAAACATGTTAATGCCTCTGGCAGTTGATCGAGAACTGGAAGCAAAAGATTCGGAAAGGGAGTTGCGGGATCGGATCCAACATAACGAGGACACTATTGAACTTGGCCGATACTATTTAGAATGGAAGGGTTTAATTAAGGAAGACCCCGCCATCGTCGCATTGCGTAAGCTTGAGATCGCAACGTCCCAGCTATTTAAAGGTGAAACGCTAGTCGCTTACTAACCCCAGCCCTAACCAATAAGATCAGGCCCGCCATCACAAGCGGGCCTTTTTTATGCCCAGCGTTTAAATCAGTTAAACTGGGCGAGCCGCGCCCCTTGATCCCCTCCCAAACCTACGGGATCCGAAACCCACCAGCTGGGGCTTGATTGCCGATGTTCGACAGCCAAGCCGCAAGATCCGAGAACCGCGTCCAGTGGGCCGCAAATCGCCCAGCCAGAACCGCGAGCCGCGCAACGTTGGCCGACATCAAACGCGCAAGAACCGCAGGCCGCGAGCCGCTCAACGTTTGCCAGCATCGAAGGTGCAAGAACCGCCTGGACAATAGCGCATATCAAAACGGCTAGGGTCCCTCGGATATCGGGTCATAAATCGTGGATCCATTACCAAAAACCGCGATCCGCGGCGCGACGCCCACGCGTTTGCCAGACGGGGGCTAGGGCCATGTTTCTCGTAAATATTTACATAAAATTTGATTTGAGGTATAACTATCTTATAAAGCAGCATATAATCCCATAAACAGATAGGGTCCCCCGATGAATGTTAGCCTAAATCCGGCACAACAAGAGAAGGCTTTGAAGCTTGAATTGAGGCTCGCACAGATCGCCAAGAACGAGGGTTGTCAGGAAAACTTTTTGGACTTTGTGAGAACCATGTGGCCGGAGTTTATCGCTGGGCGGCATCACAAGATTATCGCGGACAAGCTTGAACGTGTCGCGAGCGGCGAACTAAAGCGTTTGATTATCAACATGGCTCCGCGGCACACGAAGAGTGAGTTTGCATCATTTTTGTTTCCTGCTTGGATGATGGGCCGCGATCCGCGAATGAAGATCATTCAGGCGACACACACGACTGAGTTGGCGGTTAATTTTGGTCGGAAGACGAAGAATCTTTTGGACGCTGACGAGTACCGGGAGGTTTTTCCTGACGTTAAGTTAGCTGCGGATAGCAAGGCTAGTGGTCGTTGGGACACGAGTGCTGGCGGGATGTATTATGCTGTTGGCGTTGGATCGAACTTGGCTGGTCGTGGTGGTGATTTAATAATTATTGACGACCCTCATTCGGAGCAGACGGCGATGAGCGCCCATGGTTTTGACGATGCTTGGGATTGGTATACGGGTGGACCGAGGCAGCGTTTACAGCCGGGTGGTTCGATAGTTTTGGTACAGACCCGGTGGTCAGAGAAGGACATGACGGGTCAGTTGTTACGGGCGATGGCGAAGGATCCGTTAGCGGATCAGTGGGAGGTTGTTGAGTTACCTGCTATTTTTGATGACGACACTCCTTGTTGGCCGGAGTTCTGGAGTTTTGAGGATTTGACTGCGGTCCGCGCATCTATACCTTTGAGCAAGTGGAATGCACAGTATCAGCAGAATCCTACTGGTGAGGAGAATGCTATTATTCCACGCGAGTGGTGGCGCAGGTGGAAGCGTGAGGCGGTTCCACAGTTAGAGTATGTGATACAGAGTTACGATACTGCTTTTAGCAAGCGGGAGAGCGCCGACTTTTCTGCTATTACAACTTGGGGTGTGTTTTATCCGAACGAGGGGGGTTCGGGACCCAACTTAATATTATTAGATTCGAAGAAGGGGCGGTGGGATTTTCCTGAATTAAAGGGCATAGCGTTTGAGGAATACAAGTTTTGGGACCCTGACACTGTAATTATTGAGGCGAAGGCGAGTGGTTTACCGTTGACTCAGGAGCTTAGAAATGCGGGTATACCTGTAGTTAATTTCACGCCGAGTCGTGGTAATGACAAGATCAGCCGGGTGCATGCGGTAAGTCCCATGTTTGAGGCTGGAATGGTTTGGGTCCCAGAGGACAAGGTTTGGGCTGATGAGTTAATTGAGGAGGTTGCTGCGTTTCCGAATGGGGAGCATGATGACCTTGTAGATAGCATGACACAGGCTTTAATGCGGTATCGTCAGGGTAATTTTGTACAATTACCAACTGATGATTGGCAAGACGAGGATGTTTCTGCTAAGGTGCGTGTATATTATTGACGGAGGGCCCTATGGCTACTGGTGGATTAATGGATACTAACGTCCCAAGTCAGTTGGACGAAGATGATTTACGGGCTGAAATTGAGCTAGAGTTACCTGATTCGGGTGCGGATCCTTACTTGATGGCGGCGGACATGGATCCTGACGCTCCGGAGATTGAGATTACGGCGGATGAGGACGGCAGTGTTGTTGTGGATTTTGATCCGGGCGACATGCGTGGTGAGGGCGATGATTTCTATGCCAACTTGGCTGAAGAGATACCGGATCGTGAGTTAGGTCGGATTGCTTCTGATTTGCTTGGGGAGTTTGAGTCTAACAAGTCCAGCCGTCAGGAGTGGGAAGACACTTACAAGAATGGCTTAGAGCTTCTTGGTTTTAATTACGAGGAGCGCACGACTCCGTTCCGCGGCGCGAGTGGCGTGACGCATCCTTTGTTGGCCGAGGCTGCTACTCAATTTCAGGCGCAGGCATTTAATGAGTTACTGCCTTCAAGTGGCCCGGTTCGAACTGTAGTTTTGGGCAAGGACACGCGTGAGAAGCAGGATCAGGCGCATCGTGTAAAGCAGTTTATGAATTACTACATTACTAATGTGATGGAGGATTACACTCCTGACATGGACCAGATGTTGTTTTATTTACCGCTGGCGGGCAGTGCATTCAAGAAGATTTACTACGACGAGAGCTTGGGCCGTGCGATAAGTAAGTTTGTGCCTGCTGAGAATTTGGTGGTTCCTTACGATACTTCTGATTTAGATACTTGTCCGAATATCACGCAGGTTGTGCGTATGGATTTGAACGATTTGCGAAAGAAGCAGGTTGCTGGCGTGTATATGGACATTGACGTAATACCTTCTCAGGGGGAGATTACGGGTGTTCGTGACGAGATTGACCGGATTGACGGCATTGAGCCCAATCAGATAAATTACGACTGCACTTTATTGGAGTGCCATGTTGATTTGGATCTTGAGGGCTATGAGGATATTGGTGAGGACGACGAGCCCACAGGTATTAAGGTTCCTTACATTGTCACTATTTCGCAGGATAACGGCGAGATCTTGTCGATACGTCGAAACTTTGCTGAAGACGACGAGAAGCGCAAGAAGATACATTATTTTGTACATTACAAGTTTTTGCCGGGGTTTGGCTTTTACGGGTTAGGTTTAATCCACACGATTGGTGGATTGGCTCGTTCTGCAACATCATCACTACGTCAGTTGATTGATGCTGGTACGCTTTCTAACTTACCTGCTGGGTTCAAGGCCCGCGGACTGCGGATCAGGGACGACGACGATCCTTTACAGCCGGGTGAATTTAGGGATGTGGATGCTCCGGGGGGCGCGATTCGTGACAGTTTGATGCCATTACCGTTCAAGGGACCGGATCAGACGTTATTTAATTTGTTAGGGTTTGTTGTACAGGCTGGTCAGCGTTTTGCTACGATTACGAACATGAAGGTTGGCGACGGCGATCAGAGTGCTGCGGTTGGCACTACTATTGCTATGTTGGAGCAGGGGTCCCGTGTTATGAGCGCGGTACACAAGCGGCTTCATTACGCGATGCGTTTAGAGTTTAAGATTCTTGCGCGTGTGATGGGCGAGAGTTTGCCACAAGAGTATCCTTATTCGGTTGCGGGTGACGATGCTACGGTGATGGCGAAGGACTTTGACGGCCGCGTAGATGTGGTTCCTGTTTCTAATCCGAATGTATTTAGTCAGGCGCAGCGGATTGCTTTGGCTCAGACTAAGTTACAGTTAGCTGCGCAGGCTCCTGAGATACATAACATGCACGAGGTGTATCGTGACATGTATGAAGCGCTGGGCGTGAACGATGTTGACAGGTTGATGCAGGCGTTACCGGACGAAGAGCCGCGGCCTACGGACCCTGCTCAAGAGAACATAAATGTTTTGGATCAGATGCGTTTGCATGCGTTTACGGGTCAGGATCATCAGGCGCATATTGTGTCTCACTTGGTATTTGGTTCTAATCCCATGATGGCGCAGATGCCTGCGGTTGGTATGTCTTTACAAAAACATGTTTTGGAACATGTTAAGATACAGGCCGAGGAGCAAGCGATGGCGCAGATGCAGCAGGGTGGTGATGAGATTCAGTATCAGGCGATGGTTGCCCAGTTGGTTGCACAGGGCATGCAGAAAGCCAAAGAATTGTCTGGACAAATATCTGGTCAGGGACCGGATCCTTTGATACAGTTGAAGGAGAAGGAGTTGGAGATCAAGGCTCAGTCAGAGCAAGCGGATGCACAAGTGGATCAGGCCAAATTGCAGCTTGATGCTC